ACTCCTCCGACCACAATACACGATGCTATCTTACAGCAAAGATCGTGGCATTCAATGGATGTAAGTTTTCTTCCAGCAGCTTCTCGAAAGATTTCGACTGTAAACTTGAAGAGATCGACGAGAGGTTCTGGACCACTTGCACGACCTCCGAAAGTTTTAAGTGCGGAACCCGCAGGTCGTACTCTGCTAACGTCCCACTGGGGAATTTGACCTGAATACAACAATGATACCAGTTCCCTAAACGATTTCGACCATCCGACCTTTGAATCGTCAACATTAATAACTGTGTCTGTTCCATGAAACTCCTCTGCAACCTCTGGCAACTTAGATACGTACTGGCGTTCTACTGAGTAACCCACTCCTGTGCCGCACATGAGGACGTACATCATCTCATCAAAGGCCTTAGGGTGGTCGATAGGTAAGTAACTACAGTTAAACCCTGCTACGTTGTCACGGTCTAGGGCTTCCCCTGCGGTCATCAATGCTCTCATGCTGGGCATAACGTCTAGATCATGTACAGCCTTAGTAATCTCTGAAGCCTCAGATTCGTTTAGGTGTCCTTTGTTAACCCAGAAGTTAACGTAGCGTCCTACTGTCTCTTCCCAAGTCTCACGTCGTTGTTCCTCTGGTAGGTAACGTGCGTAGCGTGACTTGTGTATGTATTGTTGGTATGCGTCCATCTATTCTGTTACTCCTAGTGTCTCGTTTAATATGGCTTGTGATGCTAACTGTAGTAGCATGTGTACACCGTCAGGGTACTGCTCGTTAGAAGCTACTTCAAACATCTCCCCGTCTTCATACATTACTACAACTACTTTAGGACTTCTTTTCTCTTCTTCCATTACTGAAGCTTTGGCAGCAAAGGCCATAAGAAACTCAGCAGTGGTAATCTCCTGCTCCTCTTCTTCTTTCTTAACTCCAAACTTACCTTCTACTACACGCATAGTTTTCTTAGGTTCAGGGTTTGTTGTGTCTTCATCACTCATGTACTAACTCCTTTATCAACCACTCTAGGTACACACGGGCCTTACGTAAATCCTCTACTCCGTTCTTGTACTTGTACCTATGTATGTACTTGTGTACGTTTCCCTCGCAGTAAGCACGAAAGTCATCACCCAGTTGCTGCTTGATGTAGTCAATGGCCTCGACTCCACCCTTGTTGTAATGCTCTGGTTTATCAACTACGTCTACCTTGATCCACTTTTTCTCTTTCTTTGTTACGTTGTCCCACTCCGCTGGTGTCGCGTTGTCAATACTCATAAACTTCATCCTCTAGTTCCTCTGTAAAGTCATCTAACTTTCGTATGAGTTTGTCCTCAAATCTATCTAGTATTTCCTCAGATGAAATTTGTAACGCCTCTAGTAAGTCGTCAGGGTCATACAAATGCAAAATCTTCTCCTTAATTTCTTCTAGTGTCAGTGACATAATCGACTAATTCCTTTAATGTGTCTATAGTATACCATAGAATCTCGTGTTTGTCACACCATTGAGCCATTGTATTCTTAGTACTTTTGCTTACTTTTTGGTTAGGCTTCATAAGTATGAAGATAAGTTCTTGATTGCTTCCAAGGCAGTTAGAGACTGAGCGATACTTCTGGGTGTCTCCTGATCTGAAGTATCCTTTGCATTCAATGAGGTACTGCTGGTCGTTTCTTTCGTACACAAAGTCCGGTGTGTACTTACGTTCAATCCTGTACGGGACTTGGAACGGCTCATAGCTGAAGCCGTAAGGTTGTAGCTGCTTCGATACGTCATATTCAAACCCTGATCTAAATTCATTAGGATACTTCTTGGACTTTCGGCTCATTGACCACCTCTGTTAAATACCTTGGACCACTTGAGTACAAGAAAGTACGCAGACCTGACCAACATACGTGCTTGTACTGGCAATAAGAGCAACCCACTGCTAACTTTTGGTTGCCACTTTTGCCGTCTGGAACGACCTCGTGACATACCTCTGGCCACACTGGTTGCTCCACTAGCTTTTTTACGCGTTCTATATGCTCCTCTATGTCGTAGCCAATCTTAGCGTGTACAGGAGCCTGTGTGTCATCAGAGTCGTACATCAGATAAGTTAGATGTCCGTTCTGTTTGTCCATAGCTAACCAGCCAAACTTGGTTTCTCCTTCTGAATGTGCATAGCCCTTAATTTGAGCAATGTATCCAAACGGATCATCAAAAGCGAGACTTCCGTCTTTGAATTTTTTAAACCCAAAAGTGGAAGTGCTTTTAACATCTGTGACAACACCGTCAATTTTGCAGTCCATAGAGCCTTTGATACCTGCGACTTCACATTGCTTTTGTTCATCTGTCACCTCGTGTCCTGAGAGCCTAGTGAGAAACAGCAGCATCTCCTCAATCAGATGGCCGTACATAAACTTGACATACGTGTTAGGCGTCATATCCTCTTGTACGTCAGAGTTATTCACGGCGTTCCAGAGGTAGCGATCATCTCGCCCAATGTTAGACATGCGTAACTTACGACCGTCACGCTTCTCTGTAAACAAGTTTGACATAAGTTTCTTACAGTTCTCACCAAAGCGGTCTATCTCTTCGTATAGGTCCACGTCCTCTGGTACTTCTTTGGTAGCGACTACTTTGTATATGTCCTCTACCAGTGAGTATATTTTGTTCATTCACGGTTCTCCATCAGTTCAGCCACAGCTTCCTGTGCCTGCTCTGGTTTGCACTTGAACCACTCGCCTCTGCGGTCAAAAGATTTCTCCAGTAGAGAGTGGGCCTCTGACTCAGCAGATCGTCGGTCAGCCACAGACCAGCTTGTGAACAAAGAGTAGTCTCTGAACGGTGAAGACGTTTGGTAACCGTTGAGTCTGTCTTCTGAGTCTATCGCCATGCCTACTTTAATCCACTCAGGGAAGTTAGGGTTAGTAATGATGTACACCTGTCCCTCTTTGCTCATTTCGTACTTCGCTAGACTGTCAAAAGCTGCATCTGTAAACGTCTTGTAGCGTCCGGGTTTGTGCAGGGGGTGCGCCTTAGAAATATATTTCCCGTTGACATACATAGTTTCGTCAAATCTTTTTCTCAACGTGGACGCTCTTTCTCTCGTATGGTTCCCACTAGATATACTAGTCCCAGTTTCTGGGTAGAAATACCACCACTCTCCATCAACAAACTTATATCTGTCTAAATTTTTTGCGTATTTAGCCATTGGGTTTTCCGGTGTTTGTTCCATATCAGTGTGTCTCCGTCCATGTGTCTCCAACTTTGTACTCTCCGTCGAGTGGGCACCTGAGGTCGAATGATAGACCCGACGCCTTGATGCACTCAACTGCGAGCCACCCAAACTTCTCTGCTTGTTCTGTGACAACCTCCGTTTGTATTTCATCGTGTACGTTCCCTACGAATCTGTAGTCAATCTTGTGCTGAGTTGCGTAGTCATCTAGGAGAACCAAAGCCCTCTTCATAATGATAGCACCAGCGGCCTGTAGCAGTGTGTTCAGTGCACTATGTTCTGATCTGACCCAGAGCTTACGTCCGTCGATCCCGACGAGGTAGCCTTTCCTAGACGCTTGTCCAACTCGTTCTCGTAGAGTTTCAAGAGCAGGTGTATTTCGTAGAAAGCGCTCCCTAAGCTCACTGCCATCTCTTGCAGTTCCTCCGACGATGCTTCCGATCTTTGCATCTCCTGCTCCGTAGAGGAAAGCGTAGATGAAAGTCTTTGCCTGAGGTCTTGTTGCAAGTCCCGCAGCAACTTGATTTCTGGTGTGAATATCTTCTCTAAGTAAGACACTAGTAAAATCCTCATCGTCCATGTAGTGAGCTAACATACGTAACTCTAGTCCACTGGCATCAACACCTACCAGCTTACGATCCTCAGGTACTATCCAGCAGTCTCTACACTCCTTACCGTACTGAGAGTTAACTGAAGGCACCTGTGCCATGTTAGGGGTCTGGTGCGTCATACGTCCTGTGACTGCTCCGTTTGTTGTGACCCTGCCGTGTACCCTGCCATCGTCCTGTACGTGTTCTAACCAAGACGATACCTGTGCGTACCGCTTCTGAAGTAGTAAGTACTCAAGAACAAGAACAGCCTCCGGTACGTGTTTGTTCTCCTCAAGTGTTTTTTCGTCCACTTGCGGCCTACCGCTGGGAGTGAGTTCCGACCATACTGCACCCTTAGCCTCAAGTCTCTCTGCAACCTGTTGGCGTGAACCGGGATTGAAGATCGTAACCTTATCCTTAAGGCGCTTGCCTGTCTTGTCTGAGATCCTTTCCTCGACAATAGGCGGGAACACTGCCTGTAGTTCTTCTTCGATCTCATACATACGCTCCTTGAACCTAGCGCACAACGTGTGACACAGGCGCTGATCTAGTAGCCATCCGTTGCTCACCTGTTCCTGTATGATCCACTGTACCTCGTGTTCTAGATCAATACACTGTTGCGAGAAGTCTGAGAGTTCAACCATGAGTCGCTTGTACACTTCCTGTGTAACCTCAGTGTCCCTGATGCAGTAGTCAATCATCTCAGGTGTCAACTGTGACCAATCCTCGTGGTCGCCCTTAGCGTATCCTAGGATGTTTCCCCAGTTCCGCAACGAGTGACCACCAGACCTACTAGGCTCTGCTAGTCTAGACAGTACTAGAGTGTCAGTGACCATGCTCCTGTCAAAAGTAAAAGACCAAAGACGCTCGACCACAGGAACATCAAAGCCAATTCCGTTGTGGAATACGAACGTAACCGGCGCTTTACGCGATACATACTGTTTGAAATCTTGCTCATTACATATTACCTCGCTCTCTCCGTTGTGTAGACAGACAGCACACCAGATAACGCTAGGGTTTAGCCCGTCAGTTTCAATGTCACAGAAGACTAGGCTCAAAACTCTGTCTCCGGTGGTGTAGGGTTAGCGCACTCGTGGATGCGTCCTGTAATCTTGTCGTAACGTAGCCAACAAGCAGGACCAGTTTCACCAGAGTAACGATTCTTAAGGATACGTACACAAGTTGTGTTCCTTATGTCCTCATCTGGATTCTGTTGGTCACGCTCCATGCCTATGACCATATCAGACAACTGGGCTATACTCTGGCTACCCCGTAAGTCCTGTAGACTGATACGTCCACCGTCCTCGTGAGCAGTACCAGAGCTACGACGTAGGTGTGACACTAAGAACAAACTGATCCCTGTCTCAGCCACCAGTGTCCGCAGCTTGGTCATTATCTCATCAATGGCTTTCCGTTCATCTCCGTTTTCCTGAGAAGAAACGACGATTGATAAGTGGTCGAGGATGATGTACTGACAGTCGCAAGCCTTCGCCATGTGCCTGACTCTTGATAGTAGCTCGTCCGCTGATGCTGACCCCCAGTGGTCGAATAGATAGTAACGACCTGATCCCATCGTTGCTTCCCAGTGCGGTCTAAGGTCATCGACAGGTGAATCTTCTTCCAAGTGTAGTCGCCTAGAGGATGCCACCGACATGATTCCCAGTGCTGTTGTTGCAACGTCCTCCTCCAGTGCAAGTACACCAATGTTGGATTCAGTTCTTTGCAGTAGATCGTACTCAAGTTCTCGTATAAACTGGGACTTTCCCATACCACTTCCGCTGGTGATAGTGACGAGTTCATACGGCCTGTGCCCCCTTGTTATTTCGTTTAGTCCGTCCCAAGGGTAAGGTATGCTCTTCACTTGGCGCTTGGCTACTAACTTATCCCAAGTCTCAGTTCCAGCTACAATACCGTCAGGTCTGTACACCGCTGAGTCCCAGAATGCCTGTGTAAACTCTTGCACCCTGTTAGCCATGAGCATTTCACTGGCGTCCTTCAGAGGGAGTTTACATATCTTAAGCTTGTTAGGGCTAAAGAGATCCTTGACCTGCTCTAACGCTAACTCTCCTGCCTTGTCTTGGTCAAAACAAATGACCACGTTCTCGTAACCCTCAAGCCACTCTAGATTCTGCTTGATCTCCTTAGATGCGCTAGACGCTCCTGTCCGTAGCGACACCACGTCGTACTTCTGTCCAAACATCTCGTAGATAGACATGGCATCTAACTCGCCCTCAGTTATCACGAGGTACTTACCTGTGCCTCTGCAATGCTTCTGACCAAACAAGCCTACGTTACTGTGGTTGCCTGACGCACTAAATTGCTTTGTCTTTACTACACGCTTCTTAGCGCCTACTACCTCACCAGTATCCTTGTCAAAGTAGGGGTAGTAGTGTGCATCAATCGTACCGTCAGGAGCGTACTCTACTGTCACTTGGTAACGCTTACACGTACCTTCAGACAGCCTCCTGTCAGGTATGGCAGACACTACGCCGCCCATGTATAAGTTACTTGGTGTTGACACTTCCGTTTCTTCTCCTGTGTTACCGTTTACGTGGTACCCGCAGTCTGGTGTGAAACAGTGGCGGCCACCGTTAGAGTAGACCGCCATGTTATCCTTACTACCACACTTGGGACATTCCTCGTGGTATAAGAATTTATCACCCATTAGAAGTCAGCCATTCCTTCAGGGGCATCAGCCTCCTCTAGAACCTTGACCGCTTCCAGATACGTAGGCGTACCGTGTACTGGGTGTGCTGGACCTGTCTTGTACTTCAGACGCACACGGGAGTTATACGGAACCTCTCCGGTGTACTTGTTGCCGTCAGCGTCAAACAGTGCAATATCGTACTTTGACTTAAACTTGCGTTGCTTGCTGCCTTCGTAGTCCTTGATCTTTACACCGTTTGAAGACAAGGCACTAGCGTCATCCTCTGACATGGTAATGGTAATGCTGTACGCACCAGTAGACTGACCTTGATACACGTCGTGTTGCGTGACGTTGCTAAAGTTTACTGTTCCTTCGATAACTTGACTTGACATATGGAATAATCTCCGTTAGTTAATTAACTGTACTCGCAAGTACACCTATAGTATACCACACTCCTCCTCTGATTGCAACCCTCGACAACTTAAGTTTCTAATGTAGTACTAATGTAGTACTACCTTACTTTCTACTAAAGCTTACTCTTTAGTAATACTTAAGTATATATTATCATAGTCCTCCTGTAATTGCAAGACTTCATCTTGTAAAATAGTACCTTCATTATCTATTGACTCAGTATTCTCTAGTTCCCAGTGAGTAGCAATAGAGACTGACAGGCATTCGCTACAGAGGTCGTAGTGTAACCCCCTAATATCCTTCTTAACTGCCTCTAAATCGTCTAGGATCACATCGCAAGCCTTACACCTCATAGTCTTCCCCAAATATCTTGTCATAAGACCTCATAAGCTCATTATAGCTCATGTCCCTGTATTTCTTCAGTAATACAGTACGTGCCATAGACACCACCGTTGCAAAGTCTATAAAGTTTAGCTCAAACTCTGATAAATCCTGTATCATCTGCTCTTGTGTTAAGTCTGGTTCCATTATTCATCCTCCGACGGTACTGTATCAGTCCAGTGATACGTTAGTGCTATGTAAACTGCTAGTGGAATCCACAGTGGAGCAGTAACAAACGCAATAATTACTGATAATACTCTATACATATCAACCACCTAAAAACATATCTGCTAAAATAAAAACGACTAGTGTCACTATTACCAAGTATATCACACTGCCTCCTGTCCGTACCATTTCATGGGGATGCCTCTAGCGTCCCAATCGTCTGCCTTGAAGTTATAGTATACCTGATAGCCTAGTACAGGGTCAACCCTCTTGCACTCATCTGGCATACATTGGGGTGGCTCAGTGTACGGGCCTATATTTTGACACACTATGTTACTAAATAGTGGATCTAAGGCCACAGGAAGCGTTTCTAGGGCTTTCCCGTGTTCCCTAATGGTCTTGTGTACCTTCTGATAACGTCGCTCATACTCGCTCCCAAGAGCCATTAGGTGCTGGTGCGTCCAGCGGTAATGTCTAGGATTAGCCCTAACCCAGACTGCTGAAGGGTGGTTTTTGTGGGTGCTTTTGTATGCTATCTGCCCACCGTCTAGCTCGTTGTGAGCCGTAGACAGTAGCTGAGCAGTCTCTAGTATCATTTTTACCACGTGACGATCACATTGTAATCTAGCGGCCTCGTGTGGGTCACGGTCTAAGTAGAATATGTTCATTAGTCCTCCTCTAGTATGCGTTCGTAGCACCATACATGGTAACACATGTCGTATTCATCTACAA